TATAGGAATCTGCATGATTCTAGCTATGGGTCTTTTATTCGGAATAGCTGTATATATAAAAGGGTAACATCATGTCTAACATGTCGGACTATGACGCAGGACGCTTCGTTACTCTAGTAGAGAACCTTGGCGCACAAGTAGAGTCACTTAATAAAACAACTGTCATCCTATCCCAACGGGTAAATGACCTAGAAAAACAATTAGTCAAAGGCAAGGGATTCCTTGCTGGAGCTATGCTTCTGTCTATAGGTCTAGGTGGTGTTGGTACTTCAGTTCTATCCAAATGGATGGGTACATAAGTAAAGTTCACATTTANAATGNTACTGGACTTAATACTACCTCAAGCTGTAGAAAAGTAAACCCTGTAAAGTAAAATGTACATTACAGTATACATTGTATCTTATACGGTACAAAACAAGGAATAACCATGCCTATTAACCCCCTAGCAGGTATTGCAGGGAGTGTCATGGAAGGTCTTGATGACCTGTTTACTTCGGATGAAGAGAGAGCCAACGCTGCTCTTAAAGTCCAAGAACACCTCCAAAAACCCCACGTTCTACAGGCAATGGCTAACATCGAAAGTGCTAAACATTCGTCTGTGTTCGTGGCTGGTTGGAGGCCAGCAATCGGTTGGGTATGTGCAATTGGTCTTGGCTACCAGTTCCTTATCCTTCCCTTTGCTGGACTCATCAATGCCTACTTTGCACTACCAGCAGAACTACCAGCAATCGCTTCAGCAGAACTAACAACGCTTGTCATGTCCCTATTAGGTCTAGGTGGCTTAAGAAGCTTTGAGAAGTCTAAAGGACTCACTAAATGAAGCCTAGAAANTACAGACACGAATATGATTCGTACCACTCTAAACCAGAACAAAGAAAGAATAGGTCTGGTCGCAACAAGGCCAGATCATTATTAATCAAGAAAGGTGTTGCTAAGAAAGGTGACGGTAAAGACGTAGATCATAAAGACCGTAACCCCACTAACAACTCACCTAGTAACTTATCAATCCAATCAAAGACTAAGAATCGAGGATGGAGGAAAGGTAAAAATGGATATTAGTTTAGAAAAGACATTATCTGTACTCCACACCGCAGTAGCCCAAGAGCTATTAGATCGTGTGCAGTCAGGTGATGCTAAACCAGCAGATATAAGCAACGCTATTAAGTTTCTCAAAGACAACAACATAGACGCTATGCCCGTTCAAGGTTCTCCTTTAGACGGTCTACTGGATGCCCTACCGTTTAATAGTGAGTCTCTTCAAGATTCTCTAAGCCACTAATACAAGGGAGGTATATAAGTGTGGAGACAGTACACCCCTTAAAAGACTTTAGGAACTTCTTGTTCCTTGTGTGGAAACAACTAGCATTACCCGAACCAACTAAGGTTCAATACGACATAGCAGAGTATCTTCAGACTAGCGGTAAGCGTTCCATCATTCAGGCGTTCCGTGGTGTAGGTAAGTCCTACATTACGAGTGCTTATGTGGTGTGGCGTTTGATGCTAGACCCTGACCTTAAGATCATGGTGGTGTCTGCAAGCAAGGAACGTGCAGATGCGTTCTCTATGTTTACTCAAAGACTCATTATGGAGATGCCACTACTAGCCCACCTTATCCCCGACAAAGACCAACTATGGAGCAGAATAGCCTTTAACGTACAAGGTTCTATGGCCTCACACAGTCCTAGTGTTAAGTCGGTGGGTATTACTGGTCAGCTAACAGGCTCACGCGCAGACCTCATCATTGCAGATGACATTGAGGTTCCTAACAACTCACAGACTCAACAGATGCGTGAGAAGCTTACGACCCTAGTGACTGAGTTCGATGCCGTACTGAAACCTTTAGACACCTCTAAGATCATCTACCTTGGGACACCTCAGACAGAAGAGTCCTTATACGATGCTCTACAGGACAAGGGATACGTAACTCGTATATGGCCCTCTAGGTATCCTAAAGCAGACCAAGTGAACAGGTACGGTGATCGTATCGCTCCTAGCCTTATGCTAGAGCTTGAAGCTGACCCTAGTATTGAGTGGAACCCTACAGACCCTATGAGATTCGATGAAGAAGACCTCATAGAACGTGAGTTATCCTATGGACGCTCTGGCTATGCCCTTCAGTTCCAACTAGATACAAGCTTGTCAGATGCAGACAGACACCCCCTCAAGCTTAAAGACCTAATAGTCATGTCAGTGGATGGTCAGAAAGCACCAGAGAAGCCCATACATGGCACCATGAGCCACCTTGAAGTCAAAGATGTACCCAACTTAGGGATGCGTGGAGATCGTTTCTACGAGCCTTTTAAGCTCTCTGGGGATTGGGTAGATTACACAGGTTCAGTCATGGCTATAGACCCTTCAGGTCGAGGCTCAGACGAGACTTCTTACTGTGTCCTTAAGATGCTTAATGGCTTCCTCTACTGTCCTGATATTGGGGGAGTAGAAGGGGGTTATTCAGGGCAGACGTTAGAGTCCTTAGTAGACATTGCTAAGAAAAACCAAGTGAACTACGTGCTAGTAGAAAGTAACTTTGGTGATGGTATGTTCAGTGAACTAATCAAACCTTACTTTACTAAAAGCTACCCCGTGACCTTGGAAGAAGTCAGACATAGCAAACAGAAAGAGTTAAGAATCATAGATACCCTAGAGCCAGTGATGAACCAACATAGGCTTGTTATAGATCGTGAAGTTATCCAAAAGGATTATGACTCTATACAGAAGTATCCTAATGACATAGCTCAAAGATACTCACTGTTCTACCAGATGACTAGAATTACTAAAGACCGTGGAGCATTAGCACACGATGACCGTTTGGATGCCCTAGCAATGGCTACAGCCTACTGGGTAGAGCAAATGGCAGGTGATGCAGATGAGCTAATGAGAGAAAGACACGGTGAATTATTAGACCTAGAGCTAGATAAGTTCTTAGGAAATCTTAATACATCCAATGTGCAAACCTCTAGTAACTCTTGGATTTAGTATAAGCCGTGTTTGAAAACGCTCTACAGCCTTAGTGCTGTGTGGCTTTCACTGACCCCCCTTGTTTACGAATTAGCGTACCGTTATAGGATACCCCCGTATACCCCTATAGGAAGGGGGGAGGAGGAGGCGTAGCCTACCCCCCCAACTACAGGTAATAGCTATTAGTTAACCTACTAGCTAGTAACAACCCAATACGGGATAACAGCGTATGTGTTGGTATGGCTTTTTGTTAACTCTAGGGTGGTGTAGGAGGGTTTAAGTTTTCTTAAGAAAAATCTGAGGGGGTATATATACGACCCGCCCAAGCCCTTCCCCCCGTGGCCCCCCCTGCATACAAAGAGACAAAGGGGGGCACCCATCACCCCCACGGCATATAATTACCGCGCCACTACCAAACTATTAATGTAACTTGTTGATTTTACTGGGGAAACATGCGTTATTAAATGTCTTACCTATATATAGTGGTGAGGTGTGCCTATATATAGTGGTTAGGTGTGCCTATATATAGTGGTGCGTATTGTGTGGTGTGCTTTGGTGTTTGTGTGTTTGTTGTGCCTACTGTTTTCGTTAGGTGCCCCTATAGTTTTCATTAAGTAATCTAGGTATTACCTTAAGCCTACTTAATGTTAAATAAATGTTAATTAGTTGTTGCACATAAGTCTGAACAAGCGTATAAAGGTAGGTACTAACACAACAACGCCTCGCTTGGTTCGGCTATTCGGAACCCTTAAGCCCCTTAACAATAAAGGGATAGACTTAAGTAAGCGGCCTAGCTCACTGATGAGCATGAAGCCGCAGCACCGTGTTAGTTTTATTAAGTGCCCCCTACTATATGTAGTTATTGTGATAGTTAGGAGGTGCTTAAATAAAACTAACCATTAACTAGGGATTATTATTATGGATTACTTTGAATCAGCCGAAGGTGTAATCATTACACAACAACGAGCTTTAAAAGAATTAGCAGACCATAGCGCAGATGTTGAAGAGTTCTTTACAGACTTAGGTGTCTACTCACACTATCTAGCAACTGACGTATTAACTCACTTGGGGTATTAAATTATGATTATTGAAATAATAGGTGGAATTCGTAAAGACGGTAAATATAAAGTTAAAACCATGTTTTTAATAAAGGACACTACACAATCACTCTTTCCGTTCGGCAGTTTTGAATATGGCCCATCTTCTACTACCTTAAAAACTAGACAACAAATAGCAGACTTGTTTAGAGAGCATGATTTTAAAGGTGGCATTAATTTAGACCAATTAAAAGCGAAAATACCAACAACCACAAATTATGAGGATATGTAAAATGATCGTAATAATCGAAGCTATTAACAAGACTTATCAATCAACCGTAAATCGTATGTACATTGCAGAGCGTAAGTATAACGATTTAGTTGACGCTACCAGCAGACTTGAGGACGTGTCTAAACACATCAACCTAGATGATGATAAGGCATGGTCTAAAAGCATGCGTAAGCAAGAGGACATGTGGTGCAAGTTTATGGATTACTTTAATGACTTGCCGAAACGTGAACAGCAGAACGCAGAGCGTAAGTATAAAGCTATACACGGCTATAGCTGCGTTTAACAATGATGATGATAGTTATCAGGTCGGCATTGAGTACCAGTGCCACTGAGTAAACATCAACACTAATAACAGTAACTAAAAAGAGGTATTAACCCTAATGACTACTTTAAGAACCCGCACTTTAATCAACCGAACTAACCACAACCCAAAGCCTAGTAAGATAGTTATGGTTTTTAATGAGGCCATAGTTTTACTTGTGTTTGTTGGTATATCGTTATTTATTTATTCAGCTTTAGTAATGCACCCAACTGTTAGCTTTTTGGGTCTATCTCTATTGTTTGTTTATTGCTGGATGTGTTTTCACTTATTTACTGGGCTAGTTAAAAGAATATTCAACCTTTAATCTAATTGCACCTTATGTGCTTAATAATTACTTGCGGCCTTATAGCCGAACTGGAGATTTACCCTTATGCTTACTTATACCCAACTTAAAGACGTTAAGACCTTTTGTAATTCTTTACATTCTACCCCCGATTTTAAAGAGGTAGTTGTAAGCCTAACTGAATACGCTACTCCCGACACTGTTATAGATCATAACGATACGATGCCCGATGATTTCGAGGTTGATAACGTGCGCTTTATACGGGCTGACGCTATCGACTCAATACAAGTTGAGGAGCTATGCAGCGA